TTATCTATCCAACCCTGCGTGCCGAACAGCCATACATCATCAATGAATGGGAAAATTCATTCGCTAAGATTCTGAAGGAGTGGTAATGGCTACCGGATCAAGAACGCTTAAACTATCGATACTCGCCGACGTCGATCAGCTGAACAAATCGCTGAAGGCGGCAAATAACGACGTCGAAAGTTCCAGTAGCAAGATTTCAGATTTTGGCAAGAAAGCGGGATTGGCCTTCGCCGCAGCTGCGGCCGCTGCCGGTGCCTATGCCGTGAAGATTGGCATCGATGGCGTCAAGGCTGCAATCGCCGATGAACAAGCCCAGGTCAAATTGGCCGGTGCCCTACGCAATGCCACAGGTGCAACCGATGCTCAAATAGCATCAGTTGAAAAGCAAATTTTGAAAATGTCATTGGCCACAGGAGTCAGCGACGATGATCTTCGTCCGGCGATGGCTCGATTGGCTTTAAGCACGGCTGATGCGGGCAAGGCGCAGGATTTGCTGGCTTTGGCATTAGATGTATCAGCACAGACCGGAAAGCCGCTAGAAGGGGTCGCAAACGCCTTAGGAAAGGCCTATGACGGCAATACAGCCGCTTTGGGTAAATTGGGCATAGGTCTATCGTCAGCTGAACTCAAGGCCATGTCATTCGAGGAAGTTTCAGGCCGTCTAAGTACCTTATTCGCCGGCGCAGCTACGGCCAACGCCAACACCTTTGCAGGCCGTATGGAAAGGCTGAAAGTCACTTTCGCAGAAGCCCAGGAGACAATCGGCTTTGCCCTATTGCCTATCCTGGAAAAGCTGATGTCATTTATGACCCTACACGTCATTCCAATCGTGGAACGTGTATCAAATGCATTTTCAAATAAATCAGGTGGCTTGACCAACTACATCACATCTCTTGGCGAAACCATCACAAGCGTGTTCACGCCAATTTGGAATGGCCTGGTCAAAGCTTTCGGAATGGTAAAAAATGCCATCGGCGATAACATTGATGAATTCAAGGCCTTCGGTAAGCTCATCGAAGAATATTTGGCACCCGTTATCGGCACAGTATTAGGCAAGGCATTGCAAGGCGTGGGAATCATTGCCAGCGGCGTCATCGATGTCGTTGGTGGCATAGTCGGAGTCATTACCAAAGCCATTCAAGGCGCAATCACGGCAATCAATTGGCTTCTCGACAAATACAATTCAATTCCGCTATTGCCAAATGTGCCATTGATTCCAGTTTCGTCAGCACCTTCAGTCACAATTCCAAAATCCGGATCATCAACATCGACGCAAACCCCAGTGATTCCGTCAATACCAACCATTCAGCCACCTTCAGTTTCAGGATCATCATCAGGAACGGCATCAGTGGCCGCAGCTGGTCAGACCATTTCCAACATGGCTGCGAACCTTGTACCGACAGTCACCATTGGCGGTGCGCCTGCGGGCTATCAAACAGAGCTATTCAAACCGACAGTGACAATTGGTGGGGCACCTGCCGGATACCAAAGCAATGCAGTGGCACCACAAGTCACAGTGAATATGGGCATCGTTGGTGATCCTGAAGCAGCTGCACGAACCATCGTCAATACAGTCAATGATGCTTTCTATCGCGGCACAGGTGGGGCAACGGCTTTCAGGATTGAACGATGACAGTATTTAATCCGGTATGGCAAGTCACTATCGATGGGGTGAATTACACTGAATTCGTACTGGCAAATCTAAGCATTACAAGTGGCCGCACAAATATTTATGAGCAGGCGCAGGCCGGATATTGCAGCCTTACTCTTTACAATGTGACGCAATCCCAGGTCGAATTCAATATCAATGATTCAGTCGGAATTGGTCTCAAGGATTCCAACGACGTTTTCGTGCCTATCTTTGGCGGTTCCATTGTCGATCTAAGTATCGAGGTCGCAAACGCCGGAAGCATTGGGATTACACAGTCAATCACCATTGTGGCTTTGGGTGCGCTTTCCAGGCTTCAAAAGGCTTTATACAGCACATCACTCAATCGTGATTTTGATGGCAATCAAATCAGTGAAGTGCTTACAGATTTACTCATCAATAACTGGTCAGAAGTTCCCGCGGCTTTGACATGGGCAACCTATACGCCGGCCACGGAAACATGGGCAGATGCTCAAAATTCCGGTCTCGGCGAAATCGATACACCTGGAAATTATGATCTCGCAGCCAGGTCAGCAAGCGTGACCGATGTGTACGCTTTGGTCTCATCCCTTGCCACATCAGGTCTTGGTTACATATACGAAAATGCTCAAGGTCAGATTTCTTACGCGGATTCAACCCATCGATCTATTTACCTTGCCACAAACGGATATACCGATGTTTCAGCGGCTCAAGCTATTGCCCCAGGAATCAAAATTCAGACAAGGGCAGGCGATGTCCGCAATGACCTCACAATCAAATATGGGTCAAATTCGTCAAGTCAGGTCACGGATCAGGATTTGACGTCAGTGGCCATTTTTGGCCGACTAGCCCAAATCATCAGCACCACACTTCACGATCAGAGTGATGCCGAAGCTCAAGCAACCTTCTACCTAAAGCTGCGTGCCTATCCGCAATATATGATGCAGTCAATCCGATTCGAGCTTACAAACCCGGAAATTGATGATGCCGATCGTGATGCTCTTATCAATATTTTCATGGGTTTGCCGCTTCGTATTTCAGATTTGCCGGCCAATATGTCAGCCGGTCAGTACGCAGGCTTCGTCGAGGGCTGGCAATGGTCTGCGGGATATAACACGATTTCGGTCACGGCTTTGCTTTCGCCATTGGCCTACTCATTGCAAGCAATGAAGTGGGAAGATGTCAGCGTGTCGGAACAGTGGAACACCATTTCAAACATACTCACATGGGAAAATGCCCTAGTGGTCGCATAAGGAGAAAATATGAGCAATCCGACAAGCAATTTCAACTGGCAGATGCCAACGAATACCGACCTGGTCACAGATTTGCCTGCCGATTTTGAAGTATTTGGCCAGGCAGTCGATACATCATTGGCTGATCTCAAAGGTGGCACATCGGGTCAGATTCTTTCAAAGAATTCAAATACCGACATGGACTTCGTGTGGGTCAGTGCTAATCCGGGAGATATTACAGGCGTCACAGCTGGCACAGGTATTTCAGGTGGCGGCACATCAGGCGATGTGACAATAACCAACTCAATGGCCACAGCAATAGATGCAAAAGGCGATGTAATTGTTGGTACTGGAGCAGATGCTTTTAGCCGTTTGGCAGTAGGTACTAATAATCAAGTACTTACAGCTGATTCAAGTACGGCTACCGGATTGAAATGGGCTACCCCAGCAGCGGGCGGTGGCGGTAAAATCTTGCAAGTTGTCAGTACAACTTATTCGACTCAGGCATCATCGACTTCTACGAGTTATGCCGATTCAGGATTAACCTTGTCAATTACACCTTCGGCATCAACTTCAAGAGTTGTAGTTTTTGTTTCACAACCGATAGCCCTTATACACACTCAAGGGCAAGAACTTTATATGAATATGAACGTGGTACGCGGTTCAACTCAATTAATGGAAAATAGGATGCTTTTTAGAGCCGCAGCGTATGGCTCGGAGTCTGCAATTTATACAGCTTGGGCTCCTACTTACGTGGATAGTCCTGCAACTACTTCTTCAACCACATACAAATGTCAGTTTAAGAACTCGGGGGCAGTGGGAACAGCGTATACGCAAATTGGAAATACAACGGCAACAATTACTTTAATGGAAATAGGTGCATAAAATGGCTACAGGAGCAGAGGTTTTATCTAAACTTATTCCTACTGGGGGCTGGGTAATTACCGGCGATGATTTTGATTCTATTCGTTATGACGAAGGCGTGAAACCAGTGACAAAAAAGCAATTTGATGATGGTTTTGCCGCGTATGACTCATGGAAAGCCGCAAAAGAAGCAGAGATGCAAACTCGCAGAAACACGATTCTTGATCGTTTAGGAATCACATCCGAAGAAGCTTCTATATTACTTCAATGATTTCCGCAAATGGCTGGCCTGCATCAAAAGATCGGGCTGCAATCGGTATCAAGTCATTCACAGTGCCCGGCACTGATTTGAAACTGGCTTGTGCCGAAGCCGTTGCACCATTATTAATCGGGTTCGCAGCTGAATTCAACAGACTTATCGAGCCAATCGATGGGGCAAAGCTCGATGATTGGGGATATGCCTTTCGGGATATTCGTGGAAATGTGGGGAAGCTTTCCAACCATTCATCGGGCACCGCCATCGATCTCAATGCCATGAAACATCCATTGGGTGCAGTCGGAACATTCCCAAATGAAAAAGTGCCGATGATCCGTGCTTTGGCCAAAAAATATGGGTTAATTTGGGGAGGCGATTACAGGAATCGCAAAGATGAAATGCATTTCGAAATCGCATTACCGCCGGCGAAGGTCGCTGCGTTGATAGCAAAGTTGGAGAAGGAAAATGACTGAATTTAAGGCAATGGCAGCAAGTTGGGCACGATCATTCTTGGCAGCTTCTTTGGCCGTCTATCTAGCAGGCGTCACCGATCCACAGGCAATTATTGCCGCCGGCGCAGCTGCGGTACTTCCAGTCATCATCCGTTGGCTCAATCCCAACGATAAGCAGTTCGGCATCAATGACAAATGACCGAGACGATTCAAGCCGTAGGCGTCATCGCCGCGGCAACTATCTCTGCCATCGCAGCCATTTTCGCAGCTAAGTCTGAACGCAATTCAAGGCCAGTCTCAAACAGCTTTGCAGATGGGCTACGCCATGACGTCCGGGAAATCCGGGCATTGCTTATCCAGCACCTCAACGATCATGGGAAGCGTTAGACACGCCGATATTTAGGCGGGATTCTTGCAATTGTCAGCCCGATGCGTCAC